CTGGGCATGGGCAGCGCTGATCTCGGCCGTAGCCCCCGCCTTCAGAGCAAGGAGTTGGCTTCGGATCTCATCAAGGCTGGTGTCATGTTCGAGAAGGCGGCCCGCCATCTGTGGCTGGCCCGCAAGACGACAAAGATCGATCACGGCTCGCGCATGGGCCATGGCCTCGGCGCGAACGGTTGTAGCGTCCGCGATTGTGGCGTCGCCTGCGGTTTGGTTTGGCGCTTCCGCCGCCAATTCTTCAGGTTCAGGCTGGGTGTCGTCGACCTCAACACCCTCGGCCTGGGGCTCCGGGGCGGCAGGCTCGTCTGCTTCATTGACCGCCTCGACCAACTCAGGCGGAGCATTGCGGAAGCGCGCGACATCAAAGGCGGCCACGAGTTTTACAGGCTCAGCAACGCGGTCGATGAAGCCAAGATCCAGCGCATCCTTGGCATCAAGCCAAGTCTCAGCGGCCATCAGGGCGGCAATCTCCTCATCTGGCTTGCTCGATTTTGCGGCATAGCCCTGAACTAGGCTTACCTTCACCTTGTCGAGCGCCTCGGCGGTGGACCGCATATCCTCGGCCGTGCCCATCACAAGTCCCGAGGGGTCATGGATCATCAGGAAGGCGTTTTCTGGCATCACGATCGTGTCGCCCGCCATGGCGATGTAGCTCGCAGCCGAGGCGGCAATGCCGTCAATCCAAACAGTGACCTCGCCCGGATGGCGTCTCAGCGCATTGTAGATCGCCACCGCGTCAAAAACCGAGCCGCCAGGACTGTTGAGCCGCAGATCAATGGTCGCATCATCCGGCAATGCACCCAACTCTGCCAGAAAGCCCTTCGCTGTGACGCCGTAAGCGCCGATTTCGTCATAGATCAGCACTTCCGTGCGGGATCCTTGCGCGCCGGGGCCCCGGGCGCGGATCGTGTACCAGGATTTCATGGGGTTACTCCTCTGCGGGGTTGTTTTCCCGGCTAAAGTCGGACGGTCCGTCATTAGAATTGGGGTTTTGCTCTTGGATTGGCGTGGCCCGTGCACCCTGCGTCTCGCCCGGGCTGGCGCGATAAGTCAGCCCCAGATCCGATGCGCGCTTGGCATCCGCAGCGTTCTCACGATCGACCTCTTCGATGTCGTAGCCGGTGGCCTCGACCACCTTGCGCCGCGAGGTTAGCCCGGCCTCCATCGCCAGCACCTGCGCTTGAATGTCCTTCAACGGATCCACCCAATCCCACCGGGGCGGGATCCATTGAACCGGCCGAGCCGTGACAGGATCTGCATCCAGAGCCCCCGAGAGCACGGCCGTGTCCAGCCAGCGCCGCCAAACGGGACGGCAAAGCTGATGGGCCATGACCCCATGCTGCAACTGGCCAATGCGGCGGCGGAACTCGACCAGCTCGGCCCTGAGGCTCGAATAGTTCGCCTGCCGAACATCGCCGGTGACAAGGTGATACGGCAGCCCCAGTGAGGCCGAGACCGCAAGCAGCGTGCGGTATTGGAACGCCTCATAGCCCCCGCCCACATCGGCGGGGCTCGAGAACTTCACATCCTCGCCGGGCAACAGCACCTGCATGGTGCCAGGCTCAAGACTGGCGATGGCGGCACCATCGAGATCAGCTGCCCCTTCGCCCATCATCGGGTCTTCGGGTGCCGTCTTGGTGATGAAGCCCGCGAACATCGCCGCGGTCTTTTTGCGGTCGAGTTCAGCGTCGTCATATTGATCGAGCAGGAACAGCCGCACCATCGCTGGCGCCACATGTGGCAGGCCCCGGATCTGACCCGCATCAATCGGCCGGTAGATGTGCAAGACTTCCTCGGCCGGCACGCGAACCGTGTCGGGAACTGCAATGCGCTGGTCAGTGCTGTCGCCCGGATGGCGGCGGCGGAAATGATAAGCCACTCGCCGCCCAATCAGGTCGAACTCGATCCCGCATCGGATGATATTGCCGTTCGGGTCTGTCTCCGTCTTTTCAAACGGCAGCATCTCGGATTGGAGAAGCTGCAACTGCAGGGGCACCAGCAGCCCGTCCTCAGCCCGTCGGGGCCGCAAGCGCACAAAACACTCGCCAGCGACAAACATCTCGCGCGCGACCATGGCCTGCAGGCCGTAGAAGTCCGTCAGACCATCGGCATCCGCCTCGTCTGTCCAGGCGAGCCAGAGTTTTTGCACCTGATCGCGCAGCGCCGCATTCGTGATGAGCGAGGACGGCTTGATGCCGTCACCGACGAGGTTGGCCGCGAAAGCCTCGCAGGCGTTCGCCGCATAGCCGTTTGTGACCACCAGTTCCCGCGAACGTGCCAGCAGTCGCGGGCCGCCCGAGGCAACCAGCGCGTTGATGTTCTCGAGCGGCGGGTTCCAGCCGCGCAGGCGGCGCTTGGCCATCGCCCCTTCGAGACGCGCGCGCATGGCTTCAGGGCCGCCTGGCTTGGAGCGGCGAAACAGGTCAAACATCCCCATCTCTGTCAGAGCCCCTTGGCCGTTGTCACGCGCACCTGCCGCACAATCCGCCGGCCCTCTGCCAAGGCGATGTCACGATCGAGCGCTTCGATGGCCCGGTCGATCTCGGCAAGGCTGCGATAGTCCACCGTTTTGCCGTCGTAGCTGACGCGAGCAACGCCCGAGGCGCGCTGCGAAGAAAGTGTCTCCCGGCGGAGTTTTAGTGTCGTCAGATCCGCCATACCCAAACTCATCCCATATAGCTTGACCGCGAAACGCGGCGGACCGGTGTCGACCTCATTGGTCTCGCGGTGGCCGCCTTAGGTGTCTGCGCATCGCTGCTATCTGCAAATTGCGCCGCCAGCTCTTCCCAACTCGCGTCTGACCAGCGGTCTGCACCGAGGATCCAAGCCGCCGCACGTGCATAGACACGACAATCGAGTGCTTCGTTGCGTTCCCGCAGCTTTTGCCATTCGAGCTTGGCAAAGCCGCGCTTGTTCTTGACCGTCATCAGCTGCTCGGCCGTGAGCTGCTTCAGCCATTCAGCGTCGACCCAGCCCGGCAGATGGAGAAAGCCGGGAGAAAACCTCTCCCCACCCACCGGGCTGGTGACCTCCAGCGGGTCAAGCCGCAGGAAGCGATAGGTCTCGGCCTTGAACGTCGATGTGGCCACCGTCCAAAGCCGTGCACCGCGGCGAAGCCGCTTGCCCCCTATGGTGGCGTCAACAAATGTCGGCCCTGTGACAGGGCTCGCACGGTTGAAGCCCTCGAGACCCTTAACAGGTGCGACCTGCCCAAAACCCACCTGACGCGCCCAAGCGTAAACGGCTGCCGTTTCATAGCCCGTGTCGATCGCCAGCCGCGCGATGGTCATCGGCGTACCGCTGGCGTGAGCCCAAGTCCGGCCAAGAAGGTCCGAGAGCTTCTGCCAGCAAGCCTGATCGCCCGGGCCGCCCTCGATGACAATGTGATCAATGAGCCAGCTTTGCAGGCCCTTACCCCAAGCCCAGACATCAACCTCAATCCGGTCCTTCTGCACGTCGGCTCCAGCGGTCAAAAACAGCCCGCCCGTCGGCACCGTGCCCGCGCGCCAATCTTCCTTCAGCCCCTGCAACCGCTGCCAGTCTGGCGCCTCGCCGCTTTCCATCCAGGTCTCGCCCAGAGAGGTGTTGATGAATGTCTTCATCGTCTCGTCCCCACCGGCGCGCGCCGATAGAAACGCCTTGGCCATGGCCTCGAGCCGCACCCAGGGCGAATAGATCTCGTTCAGATGGAAGCCCGCCGTCCCATTGAAGGGAGCGTCCGCGATCCAGCGGCCCTTCGAGATGGCCGACCAGCGGGTCTCATCCTTCCAGAGGGCATCACATTCGGCGCAGTGGTAGCGCGCAGTTTCCGGACGATGGCCGCCAGCTTCATCCTTGTCCCATTTGACCTGTCCCCAGGTCAGCAACTGTTCTGCGCCGCACGCCGGGCACGGCACCCAATATCGGCGCTGGTCGCTTTCCTCAAACGCCGCCTCGATCCGGCTCGCGCCCTTGTTCGTCGGCGTCGAGACCAGCACGATCTTGCGGTTCCAGAATGTCACAGTCCGCTTTTTCGCGAGATTGACCGGGTCGCCTTCTGCCCCCGCGCTGAACGGATAGCGGTCGACCTCGTCGCAGAGCAGCAAACGGATCGGTCGGCTGGCCAAGCCCGAAGGCGCATTGGCCCCGACGATGGTCAGATGCCCGCCCGGGAACCGCTTATGCAGGATCTTGTTGTTGCCATCCCGCGAACGCGGATCAGCGATCTTGCCCTGCAGGCAGGGCGTGTCCCGCGCCATCGGCGAGAAGCGGTCCTTCGACCAGGTTTCTGCATCCCGTTCGGTCGGCATCACCACCATGATCGGCGCCGGATCGTGGTCGATGTGATAGCCGACCATGTTAAGGATCGACTCACTTTTCCCGATTTGACTGCTCGACATGATCACGACGGTTTCCGCCGCCGGATCCGAGATCGCGTCCATGATCCCGCGCTGGTATTCGGCGCGGCTCGTTCGCCACTGGCCCGGCTCGGCGCTGGCCTCAGAGCTCAGCCGGCGGTTTTGGTCCGCCCAGTCGCTGATCGTCAGGTCCGGCGGCGGCTTCAGAACCGCCAGTGCCTTCACCACCGTCCGCTTCAGGATCGGCGAGCCCGTCAATCTCAGGATCGGTTTCGAATTCAATGTCTGGCTCTGCGAGATCATCGAGCACCTCGCGGATCGCAGTTCGGATCAGGTTCCGGGTATCTCCGACGGTGGGTTGGTCAAAGGCCTGAGGGGCCAGCCGATCCGGCAGCGCCAAGAGGCGGGTTCTCAAAAGCGCGAGCACGGCAATCCAGGCCGCCTCAATCTCATCCGCTGCAATCAGCGAGCGGCGCTTTTCCTTTGCCTCCATCTCGGCGAGGTCGGCCCGCGCCCGAATGAAGCGGGCCCGTTCGGCAGCATAGTCTGGCGCACCGGCCTGCGCCCTCAGCGCCTGATCACGCAAGTACCGGACATAGCCGCGCACAGACCCGATCAGATCATACTGGCCGCGCTCAGCTTTTGGGATCACCCCCTCGCGGCTCAGCTGTTGTATACGCCGTTCTGAGAGATCCAGAAGCCGCGCGATTACGCCGATGGGCTGAGTGGCTGTCGACATGCGCGGCTCCCGAACCTTCGATTAACTATATGGAATCGCGTCTAATTCACTGGATGTGCGGGCCCACTAGAGCGAAGCTCAAGACAGCAGAAAACGCAACTCTGGACGCATTGAGATGAGCCAACGCCCCACTGCCCAAGACGCGTTCATCGCAAAGAAAGCTGCGATCGACGCGATGCTTGCTCGGCTTCAGGCGCTGAGCGACGCGCACTTCAACACCCATCCCGACGAGGTCCACTGGGGGCACGTCGGCAACCTTGATTATTACGCCGAGCTTCTGAAGCGCATCACCGACAGCGCCTTCACGGAAGGCGAACACGCGGAGTAAACCCCATGGAAACCACCAGCATTCGGCTCACCATCCGGAACCTGCCCGACCATTTTGACCGCACCCGCATTGCCACCGTTCTCGACGAGATCGAACTGGCCCTGCTGGAGGAGCGCGACGTTCATTGCAGCACCTCAGCCGACAGTTTCACCATCACGATTGTGGTGCCAACTCTCCAGCTGCTGGATGTGGCGACATGCTTGAAGGGCATTGGCCTGATCTAACCTCGCGCGCCCGCCACCCGGATGGCCTCGAAGAGCCGACGCAGCAAGAACGATCTTGCCAGGCTTACGATTGTGAAGACTCCGCCCATTGCAAGGTTTTGACCCAAGGTCGTCTGCAGTCCGAACACAGGAAAGATCAGGATCTGCGTCACGACGGCGACGCCATAACCGACGATCACGTTGGCGACAGACTCGACCAACGACATGAGGCGGGACTGCTTCATGCGGCCGCGCGCTCTGCCTTCAGCGCATCTAAAGTGATGTCGCTCGCCTCAAGCACCGCCTGCTTACCAGTGAAGTTCTGCCAACGCGAAACCGCCACATCGACATACGCCGGGTTCAACTCGATGCCGTAACAGACCCGTCCAGTCGTCTCAGCCGCGATCAGCGTCGTCCCCGAGCCCATGAACGGCTCATAGACCGCCTGACCCGGGCTCGAGTTATTCAGCATTGGCCGCCGCATGCATTCCACCGGCTTCTGAGTGCCGTGGACGGTTTTCTCGTCCTGATCCTTGTTGGCAATCTGCCAGAGCGTGGTCTGCTTGCGATCCCCGGCCCAGTGACCCTTGCCGGATTTGCGCACGGCATACCAAGCGGGCTCATGTTGCCAGTGGTAATCACCGCGGCTGAGAACAAGCCGATCCTTCGCCCAGATGATCTGGGACCGGATGGTGAAGCCCACGACCTCGAGACTTTCGGCGACGGTGGCGGCATGCAGCGCGCCATGCCAGACATAGGCGACGTCGCCGGGAAACAGGGCCCAGGCCTCGCGCCAGTCAGCGCGGTCGTCATTCAGCACCTTGCCCGTGCGCTTGGTCTTGGCCGCGCCCGCCTGGTTGCGCCAGCTGGGATCGTATTCCACACCGTACGGTGGATCGCTGACAAGCAATAGCGGCTTTACGCCGTTCAGCACTCTCTCGACATCCGTGGCAACCGTGCTGTCGCCGCAGAGCAGCCGGTGGTTGCCGAGGATCCAGAGGTCACCCGGGCGGCTGACCGGATCCTCGGGGGTTTCCGGAATGTCGTCCTCACCCTCCCGCGGGCCGGTGCCGTCCTCGAGGCTCGACATCAGTGCGTTCAGCTCATCTTCGGTGAAGCCAGTCAGCCCGAGGTCAAAATCCGCCTCGAGCAGGTCGGCCAGTTCAAGGTTCAAAAGGTCCTTGTCCCACTCGGCGTTCTCGCTGGAGCGGTTGTCCATGATCCGGAAGGCGCGCGCTTGGCTGACCGTCAGCCCCTTGGCGACATGCACCGGCGCGGTCTTGAAGCCGAGCTTGCGCGCGGCCTCGAGCCGCGTGTGCCCGGCGAGCACGACCATCGCCTCGTCCACGACGATGGGCTGGCGCCAGCCGAACTCCTGGATCGAGGCCGCGACCGTCGCGATCGCCTGCTCGTTGCGCCGCGGGTTGCGCGCATAGGGAATGATCTGCTCGAGCGGCAGGTCGACGACGTCCATGGTGATGTCCTTGAGGTGCATGAAAGCGAAATGGGGTCGGATCCCCGTTTCGGTTCAGGCGTGGTTTGTCAGGCCCTCAGGCCTTTGTTTTCTTGAGATTTCGCTCGAACCGAACCACAGGTGCGCGCTAGCGAAACGAAACGGGTATTTTCAGGGGTGTCACTGGGAAACCCTCGGGCCTCGCCCCCCCGAATACGGTCACAAACAGGAGGGACCCGTTCAATTTCAATGGGTTACGTGGCACAACATTTTGAACGGAGACTGTTTTTTCAGAAAACTGGTCACCATTTGCACCGCTTCGAAACGCCCCCACCCACGCGCGCACCTCTCGACTTACCACCCACATACCGACGAGAGGGCAAAAGTGTCTGGCAGTTTTTTCATCAATGCGATTTTTTTTAGAGCGCCGGATCATCGGCACGCGCGAGGTCAATCACCTGCTGCATCGACAGGTGCTGGCTGACGTACCGGCAGTTCAGTTTGTGCGCAATCAAGCAGAGGCCAAAGACCCAGTGGTGATGCGCAGAGGACCGCCGCAGCCCCACCGCCCTGCACACCTCGCGCCAGCGATAGCCATAGGCGCGCAGCCAGACGATCTGACCATCGATGGGCTCCAGCCCCGCCGTCCAGGTCAGCGTCTCCTCCATCCGACTGATGGCCTGCGGCGATGGCAGCACGCGCATCGGCTTGGGTTCCTGCCCCACCTTGTCGGCAAAGCTCTGGACCACTTCCGGCCAGGTGCTGAAATACCCCGAAAGCCGAGGCTCGGGCAGGCGCTTGAGGACGAAGGCCGCTTCCGAGAGGCGGGCCTCGACCAGCTTTGGTGTCCAGGCGCTCATCGGGACGTCTCCTCGTTCCTCTTGCCATAAAGCTTTTCCCCAAGCTGACGAACGAGTTCACGCTCGGACCAGGTCAGC